TTATATCTTTGGAAGATACTTTGCCTTACGAATCATCTTATCAAGCAAATCAAGGTGCTGAATATATTTAAATATCATTTCTTCATTACCTGCTGGGGATTTAGAAAGGCGTTCCAGCTCTTTTGTAAGAGACTTACGTATTCTTATATAAGCAGTTGCAGGATAATCTTTTACCCATTGGTTGATTGTCACTCTGGAGACTTGAAGTATATTAGCTATTTCTTGCTGAGTGTATTTCCCGGACAGAAATAGCTTCTGAAATTCTTTTTTCTTGCCTGATAATGCGTCCATATAGCTCTTTTTATGCAAAATTACATCATATTTCCGTAAAAGTAGCCTAATATCATATTATTTATAATTCATTCCTATTTTAGTATTTATAAATTCTTCCAAATAAGCATTATTTGGTATATTTGCAGCATAATAAAAACGAATATGGCAAAAGTGATTCATGTGCATTTGCTGCATAAAATAGACGGGACGAAGCAGAAAGATTGGTATTTCAGCAGTATATCGGCTGTTTATACGGTTCTGACGGCAGATCAGGTGGGGGCAACCAAGAATTACCTGCTTCATGCCGGGCTGTCTGGTAACGGCACAATATGCACGAAAAAGGCTATAATTAAGCAATCTACGCTCATTTCGGGCGGTAGTAAGGGCAATATTGGAACGATATAGTAACGCCGTTAGAAAGGCTTGTAGGCGTTATTTCTTTGAATGCTGATTGGGGGGCTTATGGCTCCCCTTTTTTATGCCCTTACGGGTGGTAATTTGGGGTTTAGGGTTACTATTACGGTTACTGTTTAGGGTTACTACTTCGATGAGTTTAGGGTTACTTTTAGGGTTACTTTTTCGCTTTTTGGATGGTTCGCCCGAAATAGGAAAGAATGTAGCAAATGTAAATAAGTGTCGCTTTTCCCTGTTTTCAGATAGGAAAAACGACACTCGTTTGTGTGACATACCTTATTATAATAAGATAAATCCTTTGATTTACAGTGTATTTACGAGCTTACTTCAGGTAAATTCCTTCAAAAGTGTGTGCGTGCGTCCTTTTTTAGCCTTCTGTAGGAGGCATGCGTGTACCATTTAGAAGAACTTGCTGATACTTCCGATTACTTCAAAGACATTGATGATGCGTGATTTGTCGAATTCCTGCTCATCGTAGCCATCCGTATTGATGGGAATGAAGCGCAGTTTGTCCGGATCCGGCGACCTGCGCAGGATTTTGATGGTACGGATGGTGTCGAGCACCACTGCATAGATTTCGCCATACTGGATGTCGTTGAGTGTACATTGGCGCAGGGCGATGATGTCGCCATGGTTTATTTTGGGCTCCATGGAGTGGCCGGTGACATTGCACCAGAGGCTGGCTTTTTCGAATCCCCTTATTACGATGTTGGTGGCGGGTATGTTTACCTGAGAGTTGAACACTTCATCGAATCCCCCAATAAAGTCCACGTCGTAGTAAGGTGTGCCGACGGATGGGTTCATAGATGTGGTAGGCATGAACGAAGGATTGGCTTCATCTATTGTTTTAATGCCGTTCAAATCATCTTTCAACATGCTTCCCTTGCCAGTTAGCAACCAGGCAGGATTTATAAAATCACACTTTGTGTATAATAGTTCTGCATCAAAGGTGTTTCTTGTGTACCAATTTGAAACAGCCTGTGACGAAATACCCAAAAACCTCGCAAAATCAGTGTTTTTACTCATGTTTAGGTGCGTTTTTATGGCATCGAGCATTTCTCCTTTTGATATATACGAAACATTTTGTGTCATTTTCTTTGGTTTTTATTTTGTTTAATGAAACAGAGTGTGTATATTTGCAGCGTGTTTAAGATGTAAACAGCGCGCCAAATATACAAAAAAGGCGTGTGATTAGCGAATTTTAAGGATTAAAGAAAATGAAACGATATTGGTTTGAACTGACAGATGAGCACTATAATGATTTGGGTGCTGCCATTTCAGACGGCTGGCAGAAATCACCTGCCATTGCCGAAGCAAAGAGGTGGATGAAGGAAAACGGAGTGAAGGCTGCCATCCTTGTATGCAACAGCATGGCGACGGACAACATACTGGACATGATACATATAGAAGAGAAATAAAAACATAAGGATTATGACACAGCAAGAATTTATGGAACGGACGGGGATAACCCCTACAGCAGAGGATTTTGATTACATCCATGCGGTTTATCTGAACACTTCGATGAACAAGGATGAGTTCTGCAAAGATTTCAAGAAACACGGGGACAGCCGGATTATCCGCGATGTCCATGTACGGGTGCTGAACTATGAGATGAAATGTGAACGGCAAAAGGAAGTTATCAGCAACCTGACCGACTTTCTGATTGGCAAGGCACATGCGTATGACGATACCGATTTCCGCAAAGAAGCGGTAGGGTTGGTCGGTGAGATGGAAGTGGTGAAACGGACCATTGAATTGGGGCTTCCGCTTTGGGATGAAGACAGGATGGTTGTCCTTTCGATGATAGAAGAACAAGGCAAATAGATTGCCGGATAACTGGCAGCCCGGAAAGACGGGCAGGGGCGGCAGGCACGGCCGGAGAGTTGGTAAATCGAAAATGAGAAAGCGAAATAAGAAAGCGTAGAAAGCCGTCGGGGTTCGATTCCCCGCGCCCCACGATATTAACCTCTAAAATTTAGATTATGGCAAAGAATTTCAATCCGAGAACAGCAGAGAGTCTGTTCAAACAGAAGTTGCGCACAATGATAGGCAATACGGCACATACGCAGAACATTGCCGACCAGGCTATGGATTTGGCCGGACAGTTCATGACGGAGGATGAGATAAGCAACTCGGATGTCTACCGGGTGATAGAGAATTTGAGCTGTGTGTGCGAGGAAGTCATGCAAGTGCTGATTGAGGAACTGAAAAAGGAAACACGCCTTTACGAGATTCTTCCGGATGATTCGGATGACATCAAGCGGAAAGCGATTGAGGAATTATAAATGAGCAATATATCAAGAGATAAACGATATGAGAAAGCAGATTTTGACAGATAACGAAACAAAGACCTTCCTGATGAAGACATTCGGATGCAGCCGTCAGGCTGTGTGGCAGGCACTGAATTTTGTCCGTGACAGCGACCAGGCGCGCCGGATACGCACTCTTGCCCTGAAGCGAGGCGGCAAACTGACTGACGGGAACTTCATTCCGAACTGCGAAACCACCTTCGAGGAGTGCGAGAAGACCATGACCTGCACTTTCGGTCCCCGTGTAAAACTCGTGGTCCACAGAAAGACCAATGATGTGGATGTGTACGTGGACGGAAAACGGACTGAAACCTACCAATGTGAATTTGTATCGGATTTCATGCAGCTGCAGCACGAGACCCAACAGATGGCAGCCGCCTTATAAACAGAAATGAAATGGAGTATTATGGAAAGATATTGTGCATATCCTACAATGACCTGACCTACGATGACCGACCGGTGATGGTGAACGGGAAGGCTGACTACAGCAGAAGCCGCACGCTGAAAGGTGTTCATCCTTCCACTCTTTCCGAAGAAGAACTTGCTCCCATCCTGTCGGTACCCAATTACAAGAAATTAGCGGCCAAGAAAGAAATCAACGTAGTGCGACCCGGCAAGGGGCTTGGAAGTTATGCACTGGTAGAAATAGCCACCATGCCCCTACGGTTTCAGGAAAGGATAAAACTAAAATACGGAGATATGAAAGAAGACGTAATAAGAAACTGGCTCGGCAGCCATTACCACATCGATGCGAAAGCCCGGGATTTTTACACCCGGTTCCGTTTTGACAACGGAGATACACTGCCACCGGAACACATCCAGGAATATACGGTAAACGCTTCGGTAATTGAGGCCGTGATGCGTGCCATGGAGGATGCCACCTTTATGCGTAAAGCGATGAAAGCAGGACCGGTGAACTGGGGAGAACTGGCTGGAGCCATCAGTTACTATCAAGCAGAGTTCGGCCATACCTTACCCGTGAGTTCCAACCGCTTCAAGAAGCGTGTGAATGACTTCAAGGCCAACGGCTATGAAAGCCTTATCAGCCGCAAGTTCATGAACCAGAACCGCCGGAAGGTGACCTACGACATTGAACGCCTGCTGCTGAGCATCGATGCCCAACCGGAACAGCCCTTCAATACCACCGTGTGGGAACAGTACAATCTATTTGTACAAGGAGAACTGGAGCTATATGACCCCGAAACCGGCGAGGTGTTGAATCCGGCAGACTTTACCGACAAGGATGGAAATCCGCTGGTATTGAGCCCGGCCACGGTAGCCAACTACCTGAACAACCCAAAGAACAAGGCTCTTCGCGGTAAGCTGCACATGAGCCAGTGGGACTTTAACAATGCCTACCGTCCTTATCATCTGCGCAGCATCGGTGAATATTCCTTGAGTAAGGTTTCGCTTGACGACCGCGACCTGCCGCGCCCAATGAAGGACGGCAACCGCGTGAAAGCCTATTATGCCTACGATGTGGTGAGCGGTGCTGTAGTGGGATATGCCTACAACCGGTACAAGACAGGCGAGCTGTTTTTGGACTGCATGCGAAACATGTTGGAAAATATAAAGTCGCTTGACCCACTATTATACTCCCAATTGACCCATCAAAAATATATTAGAACCAAGTAG